CCTACCACGCCGCCTCGGCGCGCATCGCGGGCGACGTGCTCGTGAAGCTCAAAGAAATCACGGTCACATCGGAGATTGCACAGATCGATATGGACCTTTCCGACATCGACCTGCGCAGTTTCTCCAAGCTGATTATCCGCCCAGCGCTCGCCTGCACTGACAACGTGGACTATCGTCTGCGCTTCGGCAGCGGCGAGGGAACCATTTTCCGCCACTACGTCAACCGCGAGTTTGCCAACTATGACTACGCCGCGGGCCTCGGCCCCGCCGGGCGCGAGTACGCCGAGGTCGAGCTGTGCCCCGGCGACGGCTGCTACTACATCACCACCCGAAAGCTGACGAGCACCGGCGAGACCGTTACGGTCTGCACGACGAACGCTTCGAACTTCGGGGAGACCGGCCCCAACTCGCTCTCGCTGTATAAAACCTCGTCCGCGCAGTATTTCACAGCGGGCAGCAGTGTGACGCTGTACGGCGTGAAAAAGTAAAAAAGGATCGCTCCTCAAATGAGGAGCGATCCTTTTTTATCTCAGCTCAAAAAGCTTTGATATCGGTTTGGCAATTAGCCGCCGATCACACTGTTGGTGGTCAGAACCGCACCGCCGACGGTAACGGTAGCCTGATACTTCACAGCGCTGTTGGAAGAGACAGCAATCGTCTCGGCGTCGGCGAAGGTAGTAGTGTTAGCATTGAAAGAACCGCCGACCAGATCAACGGTGGTAGTATAGCCGTTGGTGGTATTGGTGATCGTCACAGTGCCGGTGTAAGCAACCGCAGCGGCGTCAGAGTTCGTGTACCGCAGAGTGACCTTGCCGGAAGCATCCTTGACCAGCTTGACAGCAACAGTACCATTGCTGGGATTGACAGCAGAGGTCTCGTCAACAACCTTGATGAACACAGTGCTCAGCAGGCCATCGGTGAGCTTGAACCAAACCTGATCGTTGGTATCCTTGCCGATGGAGGCAGGAGCGGAAGCGATCAGAGTGCCATCGGTGCCGATGTAGTAGACCTTGCAGTCATCATCGAAGGCATAGAGCCTGGTGCCGATCTTCACAACGGAGTTGGTGGTAGCCTCAGTGCCAACCGCGGTGAAGAGGTTGGTGCCGTCAGCCTTGGTAGCAGGAGCGTTGATATCCATGTAGGCGATATCGCTGTAGCCGGAGGCAACGCCCTTGCTGTTGTACGAAACACCGGTCAGGATGCTGTAGTTCGTGACAGCGAAGTCGGTCTTGATCTTGGTCTCAGCACCGTCGATGATGGCGTCATACTCATAGTAGTAGCCGAGATCCTTGGTGTAGGACTTGCCGGCGGAACCGCCCTTGATGAAGGTGACAGCCTTGCTGCCGTCGGAGATGTAGAGGTTGTTGGTCTCGTTGGCAACCTTGGTCTTGGCGACGACAACGATCTTGGCAATGGTGTTGTCCTCAGTCAGCAGGGTGATGGGAGCGGTGTAGGTGCCGCCCTTCCACTCGATGTTGGGGACGTTGGCAATGCCGGTGTAGGAGGTGTAGGTGGTGTCCGTGCCGCTCTCGTCGATGACGAGGAACGTGGTCTTGCCGTTGGCATAGAGGACGCCTTTGTCAGTGGTGCCGATGTTATAGTAGTCGTCGTCTTTGACCGTGCCGGCGAGGGAGGGGATGCCCTTGGTGATCTTGGCGGAGCCAACGGCCGCGTTACGCGCGTCAGCCGCCAGGGTCAGCGTGTACTCCTCGTCGCTGTTGACGGTGTAGGAGACCACATCGTACTTGTTCAGATCGGAGTTAGCAGAGGCAGCGGAGGTATAGTCAGTTAGACTTTTACCAGTATACACAGTACTCTTGTTCGTCTTCAGAGCCTTGACGTCGACCTTCTTGGTGGTGCCGTCGGTGAAGAGGAGCTTGGCGCGGGGGCTATCGAGGCGGGAACCAACCTCATAGGCGAGGATGACCGCATACTGCAGGGTATCGTCAGCGTCGACAAAAGCGGCGTAGCCGTACTGATCCAAATAAACGCTAACGTCCTTACCAACGCTGGTGTTCATGCCGTCGGTGATGGGGGTGCCGTTGGCGCTCTTCTTGTAGGTGGTGCCGTCAACGGTGACGTTCTTTTCGGCGGTGAAGCCGTTCATCTTGCCGGTGACCTTCTCGGCCAGAGCCATGCTCTTGACGCCGGCGTCGCCAGCCTTGCTGGAGTAGGTGTAGAGAACGATGTCATCCTTGCTATAGCTGTCGTCCGTCTCATAGGTGCTGCCGGAGCCGGTCTTGGCAGTAAAGGTGACGTAGGCATCCTTGGTGGTGGAAGCCTTGTAGGAAGCGGTGATCTTGCCAACGTAGGTGTTGATCGCGATCACGGTCAGGGACTCGGCGTCGTCATTGTAGTAGACCTCGAGCAGGGTGCCGTTGCCGCCCTTTTCGACCTTGCTGCCCTTGACGATATCCTCAGTCCAGGAACTGGACTTATTCTGGCCATTCTCATAATAGGTGACCTTGGAATCGTCAATGCCCTTGCTCAGACCGAGGTCGGAATAGATGGTGCCGATCTCGACGGTAGCGGTGTAGGACAGGTCAGCAGCATCCGCATAGGTGCCGATGGACTTGGCCTTGAGCATCCACTCGGTAGCGGGACGCTCGAAAGCATCGGTGGTGGAGTTCTTCTTGAGATCCTTGTAGAGCTTCTCGCCGAGCTCAACGGTGTACTCGCCGGAGGTGAGCTTCTCCTTGGAGATGTTCTGATCCTTGGCGACGGTGGAGGTCTCATACTTGGCAACGGAAGCGCCGAAGTTGATCTTAGTGCCGTCGACGATGATGGTGGAGCCCTTGGTGTCATAGGTGACCATGGGAGCCTCGAGGGCGTTCAGGCACATCTGAGCGGCCTTCTCACGGGTGAGGACCTGGTTGACGGAGCCGGAGATGCCGTCCATCAGCTTGGTGCCGGCCATGAGCTTGCTGGTGTTGATGGCCCAGTCGGTGCCGACCATGCCCTCGGCCTTGGCATCGTAGCCGAGCTCAACGAGCAGCATCTTGCCGAACTGCAGAGCAGTCAGCTGACCGGCGGGGTCGAACTTGCTGTTGCCGACACCGTTGACGACGCCGGCCTGCGCGCAGTAGCCGACAAAGCCGGCGGACCAGCGAGTGGAGGCCACGTCGGTAAAGGTAGCGCCGCCCGCGAGGGCGTCAGCAGCCTTGGAGCCGAGCTCGAGGTACGCGATGATCTTCGCGGCCTGCTCACGGGTCAGGTTTTCCTTGGCATTGAAATTGCCCTTTTCATCGCCAACGAACACACCAACGGCGTTCATGACGTCAACAGCTTCCTTGTAGTCGATCTTGTCGGCATCTTTGAAAGCTGCGTTGCTGATGGTGACGAGGGACATGGACATGACCAGCGCCAGCACCAGAGCGAGTAACTTTTTCATATAATGTTACTCTCCTTTCTGAAATTTCCGCTTCCGGTTCTGCGGCATCGTATATTCTTCCGCGTTTCGGCGCGATTTTCTTTTGTTTATGCACGTCAGCTCGTTGAGGAGGGCGTCCGTCAAAATCCTGCCTTTGTGCAAAACGGAGAAAATGTTGCAAAAACGGGTCAAATAGGCGATATCGTATCCCCATCACGGAAATTCAATTAAGAACCTAAAACCATATTTATCATAACAGTTATAACAATAAAAGTAAACAATAATTTCATAGATAGTTTATAAATTTCTGTAAAGATATTCATAATTTTCATCTCCTTTATAACATCATAACATAATCTAAAGTGCCACGCAAGCATAACTTGGTGTCACTCAGCCCCATTACATCAAGAAGTGTAATGGGGCTGTTGCGCTCGCTGGCGCTCGCTGGTGCATATCTATTCGCTAACCGCGCTCACGCTTGGTTACAAAACAGAAACTCCGAAGCAGAGCTTCGGAGTTTTCTGTTTTCTATCAACGATACATATCAAAAAGATATTGAGGATCATAATCCCAGCCAAAAAGATCGGAGAAGATATTAGAAGCAGCTTTACCAATCTCACGAGCATAGCCAACAGCAGAAGAAGGGTTACGTACCGAATTATCAGAAGAATACTTAGTACCTTCATAACTCTTATCAGAAGAATACTTAGTACCTTGATAATGCATATCAGAAGAATACTTAGTGCCTTCATAATTCTTATCAGCAGAATAGCGAGAAGCAGCAGCGGAGGTATCAGCAGCATATCTTGTAGCACCGGCATGAATACCAGCAGAACCAAGAGTAGCATCACGAGAAATATTAGCTACAATCTCCTCCATAGCAGTATACTTATCAGCAACAGCCTCTTGCGTACGAGCATTAACGTTAGCGGTCTGCAACTGAGTTTGGGCAGAAAGCACAGAACCGAGAATCTGAACCAAAGCAGCATTAGCAGAGGTATCAACCTCACCTTTAGCTCCAGCAGAAGTAACACCAGAAGCGGTAGCACCGGAGGTAACGGCAGCGCCGTTACCTCCCATAGCACTTAGCACCGGATTAAGACCGGCAGCCTTAAGATCACGAATTTCACGCTGATGCGCAGTATTGCTCATGTATTCCTGCCAAGAACGGCTTTTAGCGGCCTCCTGAGCGTTAAATTGCATAGCCAAGGCATTTTGCCTTTCCTGCCAGTCGCGTTGCTCAGAAGCCATCTGAGCGCTTTTAGCGGTGTTTTCTGATGCAGTCCTCGTAATACGAGAAAGAGCAGAATCCAAATTTCCGACAGCCGGCACACTCTGAACCTGAGAAGCATCCTTACCAGTAGTCATGAAATCACCTCTCAATGATGGTCAATCAGACCAGGGATAGAATACATCGGCATAGGACGAGTAGTCCGGTTCTTAATGTAGATATCAGCAAAAAGCTGATTGCTGACAGCAGAAGAAACTGCAAGAACACGATCAACATTAGTCTTATCCTCACGAATCCAAGAATCCGAAAGCATAGGAAGAGCGGAATAATCATCGGCAAGATGCCAAACGTCAAGAGACTGGGCGTACTGAGAACGCATCTCGCCGGTAACACGGGAAGGCTTATAACGGTAATCAGCCCACGCTTCTTGATAGCCGAAAACCTGATCATCAATGACAGCACCAGCAGAATCCTTAACACTGGGGCCTTGGGCAAAAATCTCCTTGTTCTTCACAGCCTGTTCGCCGATATTGGCGAAAACAGGCCAATAGTAATCAAAGCGATCTTTACGAGACCAAAAACGTTCAAGACCCTGCTGGTAAGTATGATCGTAACGAGCAACCATAACGCCAATGACAAAGCCATGCTCAGTAAAAGATTTGGTAAAATCGGAATGCGTATCCGTAGTAACAGACATACCAGTTACAGTACCTTGTGCAGTCTCGCCAGAGGCCGTAGCAGACTGCTGCACAACCTGATTGATATTGATAGGGACACGATTACCACCGAGATATTCGGGACGCTGAAGACGGGCATCCGGAGAAGTCACGCCGAAATGAGACTTAAGAATTTCAATATAGCGGGAACCGCCACGGGCGTCTTTCTCATAGAGCTTCTGAATCTGGAACGCCATACGAAGCTGATTGATCGAAGCACCGAGACCACCGGAAGACTCAGCCCAAAGGTTAGTAGGATCAAAAGTAGCAGAAGAGTTAGGACCAGTAACACCAACATTAGATGAAGAGACAGAAGGAATCAAGTAATTACTAGTAAAAACATTGAGTTCATCAAACACAGTCGATTTAGAACCATAAACACCAGAAAGAGTAAACCCACCAGGCTCATGAACCTCATTTTTGGTAACGACAGGATAAACACCAGAAGTAGCCGAAGGAATCAAAACATCCGGACCTTTCTGCGGAGACGGAAGACAGCTTGTAAAATAGTCGTGATACTTAGCGGCCTTATAGGGGAGGCCGCCTTTTGCAACATCGGTAACAAACGTGCCAGTATTCACACCAGCTACAGTAGCATCATCGACGGGAACGACGAGCGGGTCAGATAGGTTTTCATCACGAAACCACTCATTCATTACCAAGGCATAAGCTCGGAAGGGAAGAGCACTAACGGAAAGATTAGGAACGCCGGTAGGCACACCGAGATAATCGGCAATAGTTCCAACAGACCATCCACTATCAGCAGGAGCAGTAATCTGAGGAATTTCATACTCCGTCTGAGGAATCCACGCAGATTCCGTATTCTCACCGTTGAACTGCTTCCAATGAGACCAAGTAAGCCGGTTCGGTACGAAGAAGAAATACGTATCGAGATAGATGTTATCCATGACCGGAGTAAGCAACGTCTGCAGGCGCACGACCTTGGATGTGTCCACGTTGAACGTATCTCCCGGTAGTACTTCGTCAACGAAAAAAGGAACAATGTCACCAACGTTAAACGAAGTCTTAAGAGAATGCGAGCGGTCAAACGTCGAGCGCCGGATATCGATATTCGTGGGATTAAGCGCGAAATGAGATTCAACATTGCGGTTCATTCGGTAACCTCCTTTTTCGGCTCAACAGCCGGTTTTTCCTCCTGGGACGGGTCAGACTCTCGCTCGGGCTTGATTCCGAGCTTGTCGAGGAAATCAGGCTTGTCCATACCAGCCATGAACTCGGCAAAATTATGATTGAACTTCGCGCGAATATCAACCGGAAGAGAATTGAAAAAGCTCTGACCTTCATTGACCCTGTTCAGAAGCTCAGCATAGGAGGTGGGCATATTAGTGAAGTCACCATAAGCGCCTTGGACACGCGAAAGCGCGTCAACGTCGCCATTCTGAAATCGAGCAAGAATCACGTGGATATCGACGGCTTCGGCGTGGGATTGAATAAAATCGTAAAGGTCTTCTTTGCCAGATTCAACGAGATCCATAACTCCATTTTCATCAAATTTAGGCTGATAGAGAATCCTTTCGCGCTGACCTCCATTTGAAATGAAGCGAGTTCGCGGACGATACTGAGTAGAGAATCCAAGCTTTTCATCATACATGATCAATAATCCTTTCCTTGAATGGAAGAACCATCCAAAATAACATCGACAGGCTGAGGCGTGATCACACCTTTAGAAGAATCAAACTCACCTATCTTACAAAGGGCATAATCCTCAATGTGAGAAAACAGAAGACTTTCCTTCTGCATACAGGCATGAGCGAAATTCCGCATAGCGGAAGAATCATTCTGATCTACCGTAGGCGGGAGAAAGCCCGTGCGGGCATCGCGGATAGAATAGACACCATATTTCATTCTTTAACCTCCAAAAAAGCTTTAAAATAAGGACAACCTAAACAATCCTGATCGCAAACGTCAAAATACTCACAATTAAAAGAATCCTCAATCATAGCCGGATACCTCCACGGAAAACAGTCGGATTAATGTTGATCTTCTTAGACTTCGCAGCAGTACGACGAAAGACCTTCTTGTCTTTCTTGGGACGCATTTTCTTACGCATTAGATAGAACTCCTTTTCAAAGATTTTAGTCGGGCCAGCTGATTCCGTTCTTCAACAGCAAGCTGGTCTAAATAACTAAGTGTGGTCTTCTGTAATTTTGCTTTCTGCGCTTCAGCTGCCATCTTCTGACGGACGTCCTTAAGCTTGGCAGATTCTTCCGGACAATCGAGATCAAACAATTTGTCATAATACTTCGGAGGTCGAAACTTCCTTCCTCCTTTCTCAGTCGAAATGTTGATAAACTCGTGTTCATATAAGTCAGGATGGTCTTCATAATACTGGCGAGCAATGCCGGGCTTGCGAGACATAAGCGAAAACTCAGGGACAATATTGAAGTTCTCATAGAACTCAGCTTCAGGGCCGGTAAGCTTCTTCATGACATAACGAGCAGTATAAGCACAAGTCTCCCAGGTCACAGGAGCTACAACAGCAAAGCCATTCGGCCAAACTTGTTGAAGAGACACAGAATTGAAGTATTGGAAACCTTGAGCAGATCGCTTGTAAGGTACAAGGTCATGGAGCTCCAATCCAAAAATGATTGCATGGTAATGCGGACGAAACGTCAAAGAACCATACTCACCAGAAGCAAAGAAGCGAATACCTTCACCAAACTTTTTGCGAAGACGCTTCATGAAAAGCTGAAAATCACGCTTCACGAGGGACATACTCGGCAGGGCCTCGCCGGTCGCCGGATCGGAATAGTAATGAATCGGTACATGACCATCATCATAAGTAAGAGTTACAAAGTAACTGGACTTATGATATTCAAGCTCAAGCATACAACGATTAGCCCATTCGCGAGAACGCTGAAGACGACAACCAGAACACTTACCGCAGGGAATTTCTACGAACTCGGTAATATCACCAAAACGACCAGTAGGCGGGCTTCTCATACAAGCAAAGCCATCACCAGAACGCTCGAGATGGTCTACCTCATAGCTCGTCACCTTGAGCAACCGTTTACCATCTTTTTCGCCTAAAACAAAGGCTTTCAGCGGATGATAGCAGGGCAAGAAATCACCTTCTTTGTATGGGGATATCGTACCCCCATACATTTTCGGAAATTTCAAGAAAT